AGGCGCCCTAGCGTAGCCCGGACTAGACCTCGCGCACGTCAAACCAATCGCCCGCCATCTCTAGCGGGCGGGTGATGCAGCAGCGCCCGTCGCGCTCCTCATACTCGACCGTGATGGCGTCTTGCATTTTGCGCGGCTTGCCGTCCTTGTCGCGCACCGTGGCGCCAGGCTTGAGCAGCTGGTTCGGGGACTTCGGGGTTTTTTTGGTGGATGTGTCTTTTTCAGCCATGGCGTAGTCTGCCACGGCGGGGGGGAGAAAGTAAAAGGGCAGCACCGTTTCTGGTGCCGCCCCTGTCCTTGCCATGCCTAGCCGCGCCTAGCCATGCCCTGCCCTGCCGCGCCGAGCCCGGCCCTACCGCGCCCTACCGCGCCCGTGAAAAGCTGCGCCGAAGCGCCCATGCCCTGCCTAGCCCTGTCCAGCCCCGCCGTGCCGCGCCCAGCCGCGCCGCGCCCAGCCTCGCCGCGCCGCGCCGCGCCCTACCCCTGATCGTCGTTGCCGTCTGTGATCGCCGCCGGGGCATCAGGCGAAATGCGGTGCGCCTTCTTCATCGCGCGCCGCGCTGCCGCCGCGATGCCGATCACCATCCGGTCGCGCGACTCGGCCGCACGCTTCTCGTCAACCGTCATCTCGTCGCGCATGATCAGCGAACGGCGGCCGGCCTGCTTGATCAACTTCTTCACGCCGACGTGGGCCTGATCGACGGTGTAAACGTCGGCCTCCAAGTCGGTAAGCAGCCTGATGCCAACAGCGCCCATCCGGCAAACAATGTCAGTCTCAGCTTCGATGCGATCCTTGAGGCCCAGCACCGCGAAGGCGAACGTCGTATCGAGCATCTCCTTGCCGAAGATGGACCGAAGCTGCTCTGTAGAGATGACGTCGCCCTTGTTGAGCGTGTCGAACTCCAGCGGGTACTTCGCGGTACTCACGCGCGTACCACGTCAAAGCGTCCGAAACGCGGACGGAAATCGCCGATACCGACGAGCTTGCCAGCCGCCTCCGCAGCGCTGAAGACCTGGTCAACTTCCATCACGTCGGTGTCCACCATCAGCGACACGTCGAGCGACCACACGCGAAAGATTGGGCGAGTGCGCTGCACGCGGGCACGCTGCACCTTGACGCCGCGCGTATCCACGAAGCGCCCGTCATCGTACAGCGCGTCGATACCCTTCGGGCCTTCGTAGGTCAGTGGATAAAAGTCCTTCGCCTCAAGGATGCCAGCCGACGCCGACTTGCCGAGCTTCGACTTGCGCGAGCCTTCGATGAGACAGGCCAGCGCCATGTCGCTGGGAACGCCGACGACGCCGGTAGTCGGGCAAGTGTAGATGGCGCCCATCCACTCAGCGCGCCGGATGTCAGCGTGCGTGGATTCGGTCTTGCCGCGCGTCTTGGTGATCTTGGCGAGCGCGATGGTCATCGGATCACACGGGTCGCTCATCCGCCCGTTGTGCATGAGAAGCGGCATCGTGCCGATGAACTTGATGTTGAGAGTTTCCATTGTCAGCAATCCTCATTCGATCATTCTACCGGCCTTCGGGATTGAAGGTCCGTGCCTTGCCTTGCCCAGCCGGGCCCTGCCAGGCCGCGCCGAGCCGCGCCGTGCCGTGCCCTGCCCCGCCACGCCCGTGAGGCCGCCCGACATCCCACGGCTTGCGGGATTGCTGAGGTCGCGGGTCGCCGGCGGAATGCCGGACGGCCAGACTGTGAAAATTGGAGCGCGACCTCAGCACGACCTTTCTACAGGACGCGCGCAAAGGATGTCAAGAGCTATTCGGTGTCGTCCACGCCGGGGATCACAGGCTCGGCGTAGCACCGGCAGTTGGGAACCTCGCCAGGGTTATGCGCGTCGAAGTCGGTGTCAACTTCGGGCGGGGGATCAAAAAGAAACGTCTCGCCCGAGTTAGATCGAGACCCCATCGCACGATGCGACTCGCGCACCGCTTCGTCATCCATCGTGCGCCACCAGTATCGCTCTGCGCCGATCGCCTGCGCCCGCGCCTGCGTAAATGTCGCGTTGGCCTTGGCCGACTCAGTGCGTGCAATCAGCGTCGCCTGCGACTCGCTGACGCCTGTCGTGCGAGCGATCTCCCGCGCTGCCTCGTCTGGTCTGCGCCCGCCAAGCATCGCCTCACGGGTCAACTCCTGCGCCCGCTGCGCCGCCTCCCTGGGGATGCTGGTGATCAACTTGACGTTCTCTGCGTGCATCTCACGCGCAGCGGCGCCCTGCGCGCTGCCTGTGTACTCCTTGCGTAGCTCCGCGCCGATCACCCGAGACGTGCGCGTCCACGACCGCAGGTTGCTGATGTCAACAGCCTCAAGCATCTGCGTGGCAACGCGGCTCGCCCACGGCTCGATCAGCTCGGCGTACTGGTTCATCGCCGCCATATACGTCTCCTGCTCGGCGATCAGACCATCGCCCCCGGTGTGCGTCGTTGTAATCCCGCCGCCGTGCTTGGCTACCTTGCGAAGCTGTCGAGCGTACCTCCGCTCAGCTGCGCTTGGGTGGCCGAACGTACTCTTAGCCACGACGTGTCAGCCTGCGCCAGAGCGAGTCTGCGACCATCTTCACAGGCTCGTCCTCTTCTGCGTCGGGGGCTATCGGTGCGCCGATCGGCATCATCTCGGCAGGCTCAGGCGGTTCCTCCTGCTGCGCTTCCTCAATCGCCTGCTCGCTCACGTTTGTGAATATGCCCGTGGTCTCGCTGCTCGACTTCAGCTCTTTCAGCGCGGTCTCATGGTCGATCACGCCTGCCTCAAAGGCCGCGACCACGGCAGTCACGGTGCCGCCAGAGAGCGTCACCTTGTCGAGATCGGTCAGCCCAGACAGAGGCCGGAAGTCGAAGTCGCACCCCTCGGGAATGTCACGCTCGAACAGGCTGCGGTACTCGACCGCCAAGACCTTCGACAAGCCGACACGCAGTTGCGATTCCTGCGCAGCGTTGATGTTCTCGTGGTAGATCCTCATGTCTCCCTCGCCAGTCGCCGAGAGACCTTTGGGCGCCTGCCCGAATAGACGCGACATCGGAACGCCGATCGCGCCCGCGATCTGCTGCGCGAACTGCATGATTATGTCATCCACACCGCCGAACGAGTAGGAGTGCGCGGCGAACGTATCCTTAGCGTCGAGCAGCGTAAGCCCCTCGGTGCTCTGCATATAGCGCATCGCCGCCATCGTCGTGGTCAGATTCTCCTCGGCCTTACCGCCAGCGGACAGGATTTCGCGCAGTCCATCGACCTGCACGGTACGCAGGTACGCACGATCGAGAAGGTTGGCCGCGCCCATCGAGGCCGTGTCGAACGCGGTCAGTCGATCTTGCATCCTCTCCAGCACCGACTCGCCCCACATCTGCTCGGTGATCGCCTGGAAGAAAGGCAGTTCGACGCCGATCGAACGAATGACGCGCGAGTGATGGAAGCGCACGCCGCTGACCGGCGCGCCAAAGTTGCCAGAGTCCATTGTGGTCAGAGCGTAGAACTCGGGCAGGCCAGCGTCTGGACCGAACGGGACTAGGCGGTTGACATCAGGCGATAGCTGCCAGCGATCGTATACACGCAGCCCGTTGAACTGGCCGGCGGCGATAGTGCTCGCGTCCAGCGGTGTCGCCGGGTCTTGCCCCTCGATGTCGATGTACGCGAGGCTCCCGCCGTACAAGCGGCCCCAGCGCAGGTTGCTGAGCAGCGCCCCCCAGATGCCTTTGCTCGTCAGGCTGCGCTGGATCTTGGCGATGTCGCCTGGATCGTCCTCGCTGTGTATCTCTATGCCAGCGCGGGTCATGTCCTGCGGGATCGCATCAACAGCGACGCCGACGATCCACGCGCCTCGATACATCCATTCCAGCTTCAGACGATTTCGAGTCAGCAGGACAGGGGCGTACGACCCCTCGCTCAAAGTGTTGTTGGCACCGTACCCACTGCGCTGCACGAGGTTGACGAAGCCGTCCGATGTCCGCGCCATCACAGCAGCCTTGTCGATGGTCGGCTGCGCGGTAACGGCTCGCAGCGTGTTGTTCCTTCGTTTGTTGCTCACGTCATGTTCTCCCACAGCGACACGATTGAAGTGCCGGTTAACAAAATTGATTCGATGGCCGACAGGACGCAATCGACTTGGTCGTCGTTGACGTGTCCATCGTCAGCCGTAAACGCTTCCATTTCGGCGATCAGGTCGGCGACGAACGGCGCGGACTCTGGCAGCACAACGCTACCGGCTTCCATGTACCCCGCGCAGTCACAGTAGCGGTCATACTTTGACTTGGACCGCCTGATCCCTTTGACCGGGATGCCGCCGCGACGCTTGAGCTCTTGGACTAGCTGGTGGCCGCTGGCCGCTTCCTCGATCTCCATCGCCCTCAGGTGACCGTTGATGTCGGTCGATAGTGCGTTGTGTTTGGCCCAGAAGTCGAGAAGGCGCGGCTTGATGTCCTGGGCCTCGACCTTGGCGCGCCACTGGTCGATCAAATACGCCTTGCCATCGGCTACCCCCCAGACCTGCGCGACGGTGTAGTCGGAGTGCTCCTTGGCCGTGATGGCGGTGTCAACCACCATGAGACGGTAGCTCATCACGGACGGGAGTTCTTTGTACCGGGGGAACCACGCCCCCTTGATGATGTTGCCGCCAGTCAGTTGCGGGTTGCCCTGATAAAGCGCCTCGAAGTTGCTCGTGCCCAACAGAGTCTGCTGTTCGAGCAGGAATCCGCCGGACTTCAACTGGGGGAATAATGGATCCCCTGCCTTGCGGTATTTCTCATCCTCAACTGCCAAGGCCGGATAGTTTACGACCTCCATCCGGTCGCCAAGTTGTTCCCGGAGTCTACCGACGATGTCGTCGAGGTGCCACCTGGTCATCACTATCAGCAGTCCAGCTTCCTCGCTGAATCGAGTTGAAAAGTCGTTGATCAGCCATTCAAAGGTCGAACCTCGCGATGTCGCGCTATTCGCCTCCGCTCGCCCCTTGACCGCATCGTCAATAATACCGAGGTCGCTTGACTCTCCGGTGACCGACCCGAGCACGGTGGTATTGCGAAAGAAGCCATCACGACCCGCGATCTCCAGCAACTCCCGGTTGCGGATGGCGATGCCCGCCTCGCTCGCCTGCGTACCAAATGGGCTGATGCGCGTTTCGGGGAAGACCCGCTGGTATTTGGGGCTGTCGAACAGGCGTTGCAGCGCGAGGTTGGCCCTGACTCCGAGCCGCTCAGAGAATGAGCCAAAGATGGTGCGGAGATCCGGATTGCGACCGACAGCCCATGCGATGAAGTCCACGACGAGGATCGACTTCCCGTGCTGCGGAGGTGTCGAGATTGCGAGCCTTGGCCGCTCGCCGTTGGTCAGTTGGTCGAAGAACCCTTGCAGCCGATAGCTGATGTCCTCGACAAACCAGCCGATCAGTAGGTCCGGGTGCATGATGCGCCGGAAGGCCAAGAAGTCTTGGCGCGCAGCTCGTACCCACTGCTCCTCCCACAACTCCAGGTCGTACAACGTCCACTTTCCGGCTGGTGGGTTGGCTGTCACCTCGATGCGCCGACAAGCGGGAGCGGGGGGATGCCCCGCGCCTTCAGTTGCTCATCGAGCTGCTCGTCCGTCAGCGCGGTGGCACCAGACTGCAACTCCTCCTGATGTACCGTGACCTTATCCCCGTACTCCGTCGAGAGCCGCTTGGTCAGCATAGCCATTGAGGCACGCCAGTCGCCCGTGCGCGCCTCTGCGCCGAGATGTATCTCGACCTCCCCGAGGAACAGCGCCTCGGCAATGTCGATCCGCTCAATCCGCTCTTTGTACGGCTCGATCCCCTCCCTCGCCTTGGCCCGCCACTTGCTGATAGAGGACTGCGCCGCGCCGAGCGTCATAAGTGCCCGCACGGGCTTAACGCCTTCTCGGATCAAAAGCACGGCTGCGTCGGTCACCTGTTCCGTCAGCCCGGTCTCGATTCCGGTGCGCAACAATGTCGTTTTGGGCTTGTATCTGGCCATTCCAATTGCAGTTCTAGCACCACAAACCGACATTTGGAATATTTCTATTCCGATTAGCCGCACTCCGCACGGCAATTAGTCCCACGGTGCCTTTTCCTTCGGCGGCTCAATTTGCACCTCGACCGCTTCGTGTTCCAGTCGGAATCCTGGCCCCTCGCTTGTCTCGACTGCGACGAGGTGGGGCGGTAGTCCTGCCGGCGGCGCCTTGGCGTTTTTTCCTTCGCGCCAGTGCAGCTTTCCGGTCTCGTCCTGATACCAGTGGGTCCATCCCATCTCCTGCCCTGCGGCTTTTATCCATCCGGGCTCTGGGTCGGTGTACCAGAGCGGCTCGATGTCCCGCCTGATGCGCTCCATCTCTGCGATATACTGCGGGCTGGCCTGCACGCTGGTCGGTTTTCCTGTGATGGGGATCCCCTTGGTCTGGAGGATTGGCGTTCTGATTACCTTGTCCACTGGTTCTCCTCCTGTCGGGCTTTACGCGCCGACTTGATGACCCCGAGGGGAGGGTAGACCCACTCCCCCTCTTTCGGCGTCAGATTGATCATGGCGCGGGCTGCGATTGCACGGGCTTGGGTTCTTGGCGGGAGGTTCCACTTGGCTAAGAATCTGTCAGCGAGCAGGTTGGCGACTAGTGCGTCTATCCTTGTGGCCATCGCTCGATCTGCCCCAATCCACAGCGGCACGCCTGTCTCGTCGTTGACCGCCCACGGGCTATCTGTCTCCAGTTTCCGGTACGGTTCGACTGCCGATCCTAATTTATTTTCGTTACTACGCACGCATTCCCCTCCGAGTTGTTGTCTGATGTCGTGAGACTTGACAGTCCTTTACCCACCTAGTTTCCCTTGCGATATCATGGGCTTACCGTACTGGGTAACTGTATCTTGCGTTACCCAACTCGTTACCCAGTTGACGAAACCCCTATTTCTATAGCGTTTTGACATCGTTTTTCTCTGTGTGATAAGATGAGGCTCGCCAGCGCCGCTTAGAGGCGGCTTGCCAGCCTCTCTCACTACACCAGAACATCTTGACCATTACCCATTGCCTCCTGCGTGAGTCGGTAGGTCAGTCCATCCTTCTCCACGATTCCCTGCACTACCATTGCTGTGAGCGTGTGGGAGACTGAGCTGCGGCTACATCCAGGACGCCCCTCTAGGAAGAAGCACAGTCCTCCCAGCGTGACTCCCTTGGCTGACTTGGCTAGGTAGTCATAGATGGCTTTCCACCTCATCTCTGCGGTGTCTTCCGGCTCGCCTTGCCCCCCGAAGTCATCTTCCAGCCGGAATGTTCCCCCGCTGCGCACGAAGGTGACCCGTCCCATATCCCCGATCCGCGATTTGGTGCAGTGAATTCGAAAGACGGTGTCGGCTGGGTATCCGCCTTCTGGCATCTTGCCCTGCGTCACGGTGTCAAACATCAACTCGACATCGACGGAGTTCTTCCATGCTGTGGAGCCTCTGGCCGAGGCTGAGTTCTTGCCGGGATGGTGGATGAGGATGACTGCCATATCGTGACGCCTGGCCAGTGCCCTCATGTTGTTCAGCCACTTTAGGACATCTTTGGCGTCGTTCTCGTTCTCTATGTCGAGTCCTGCTGAGACGGTGTCCAGCACCATGGCATCGCAGGCTGCTTCGGTCAGCGCGGCGTCGAGTTCAAGGATGTCTTCGATCCCACCGAGCATCGGTGGTTCGGCGGCGTACAGGACACCGGGGAAGTCTTCCAAATCGTCTCCGAACACATCCTCGATCTTCCTCTTCCTGATCTTGGCACCTGTCTCAAAATCGAGAAAAGCGATCCTCCCTCCTCCTCCGACTGCTGTTGGCCTGCCTAGGAAGGGGAGACCATGCGCCGTCGCCTTGGCCCATGATCGCATGACGGTTGACTTGCCGATCCCGCCGTCCGCGATGAGGCTGGTGAGGCAGCTTTTGACGAACCAGTCTCCCCACAGGAGGTCGGACCTTTGGAGTTCTGGGTCGTTCAGCTTGGCGATGGTGACGAATGCGTATCGGTTCGCCTTCTTCTCTTTCGGTTGCTCTCCCGGCTCTTCGCCCTGTGTGTCTTCCTCCCACCACTTGTCGGCCAGCGTCTGCGGCTTCTTGCCCCCTCCGACTACGCTGCGAGCGAACCTGGTTGCATCGGGGATGTCGCAGCCCCTGACCTTGGCGACGTAGCGCAGCCAGGTGATCGGTTCTCCGCCTGGTGCTGTGCAGCCGGCACGGCAGAGCATCTTACCTTCTGGCGTGATGTCGAGGCTGGGGTTTGTGTCGTCGTGGAATGGACAGTTGGTAGTCAGTTCAGTCGCCCTGCGCGGGGACTGCGTCAGGACGGCTCCAGCCGCGACCATGATGGATTGCCACTGCGAGTCGAGGTCGTCGCCCTGTGGCGCTCCCGTGCCCCCGGTGGCCATGGTTGGTGCCACCTTCTGCGGCTGGACGGGTTCGGCGGGTTCCTCTTCCGGCAGGCTCTCAAGGATGGTGGTGGCGTCGAGGTATCCCCCATCGGGGTTGACCACTGCCGCCTCGAAAAATGCGTCCCGAATTCGGGCTGGCCCGAACATGATGTGGGCACAGCCTTTTGAGCCGGGATCAACCACCAGGTGCTCGCCCCAATCAAGGATCTCCTTCAGGGCCATGTAGAGCCTGGCCTGCTGCGCGCCGGGGATCGGGTGCAGTAGTCTGAAGTAGATGCGGCACTTCGGTTTTTCTGGCGTTGCCGAGACCGTCGTATGGTAGACGTACCGCAGCCCGCCCAGTGTCCCTGTGCCGCTGGTGACCTCTGCGAAGCCGGTATCATCGATCTCGTCGATGTCGAGGATCAGGACGTTGGTCGTGTGGAAGTTGTTTGACCCTCTCCACCCGCCCCGCCCCGGTTCGGGGACGAGGTCGGTCGGGCCACCGACCATGTAAGGCAGCTTGGACTTCTCGGCTTTGAAGCGGATCGATCCCCGGTCTGCCTCTGTCAGCCCGAGCAGTTCTCTCGGAGGCAGGAGGAGGAACTGCTCAAAAAGGTCAGTGCTGTCGAACTCGACGTTGGCCGGCTTCTTGTCTGACACTCCGTCGCCACAGGCGACGATGAATGGTGTGTGCACTTGTCATATCCTTTGCAGGGATCGTCTATCCGTGCGACAAGAAGGCTCTTCGGGCCGATCTTGCCTCTTTGGACCCTCTGACGCTTGGCACCGTCAGAGGGTCTTTTTCGTGGGGCTGTGGTCTAGGCTTGCTTTCGGTGCGCTGCCAGCAGCTGCCGGCCTTCCTGCGTGATGCGTAGGATCGTCGGGCTTGGCCCCCTTCCTATACGGCGCCCTGGGATGGCGACGGCCAGCCCTTCTGTGACGCACCCCATCGCCGCCGGATGGTTCCGTCCGAGGGTCCGCTGGAGCGGCCCGAGCTGGATGCCCGGGCTGTCGGCCAGCTCTGCATCGGCCAGCAGCCGGAGGGCGCACAGTATCGGGGACAGCCTATTTGGTGGGGGTTTTGGGGCCTTTGTCGTCATGGGCCGGATACTGCCTTAAAAAAGTTTGACGTTCAACCCCGATTTCGTTTGACGCCTGTGTCCCATTGGTTTACCTTCTCACCTGTGGCGGGGATACCGCCACCGAGACCAAGGAGACCAAGACCATGCAAAGCTTTACTCACGCTCTTGCCCACAATCTTATCGGGTTCAAAGCCTCGACCTTGCGGGTCCGAGTTCTGGACTCCAACGAAACCTGCGTCTGGGTCATCACGGCGGACCTCCTCGACGCTGGCACTCGGCTTGTCCTCGACCAGACGCAGATCGAGCCGCTCAGTGACTTGGTGGCCGCATGAGCCGCCTAGACACGATCACCATATGCGTGATGTCCCTCGCCGTCGGCTACATGACCCTGCACGTCCTCGCCGCTGCGTCGCGTGGGTGGCCGCTGTGAGCTCGGCGCTCCCCGCCGACGAGCAGGATGCTCCCCGCTACATCGGCTACAGGACGGGGATGGTATTTTTTGCCTGACTGGCCACAGCACGGACGCCCCCCTTTTCTTGGTCGGGAAGCGGGCGTCCTAGTCCCCCGGTCCCGTGTGTCACTTGCACGGGCCGGGGGGCGACCGAATCACGACCAAGAGCAGACCGAGGAGACCAAGACCATGAGCCACAGCAAAATCAGCCCATCGATGATCCACCGAGTCTTCGCCTGTCCGGGCAGCGTTGGCCTGACCGACAGGCTGGGGATCGTGGATCGTCGTAGCAGCAAGTTTGCTGCTGAAGGGACTTTCCTGCACTCAATCCGCGCTCACTGCCTAGATCGCGAGGTAGACGCTATCGCGATGGTGGGAACGGTCGAGACGCACGATGGCTTCATCTTCACCTTCACCAAGGAAATGGCCGGCTGGCTCCAGCCTGGCATCGACCTATTGCGCGCTCTCGGCGGGACGCTCTATGTAGAAAAGAAGTTTGATCTGGGCGAGTGGTCGCCTGGGATGCGCGGCACTGCGGATGCCGTGGTGGTGGACGGGTCCACGCTCATCGTAGACGACTTCAAGGGCGGTGCCGGCTTGGTGATCGACGCCGAGCAAAACGAGCAGTTGATGTGCTACGCTTTGGGCGCTCTGTGCCTAGCGCCACAAGCGGATCGCGTCGAGATCCAGATCGATCAGCCCCGCACTGGCGATGGCCTTGGGTCGAGCTGGGTCACCTCCCGGTCGGAGTTGGAGGCGTTTGGCGAGCGGGTCCGCGAGATCACCCAGGTCGCGATGAGTCCCGACGCGCCTTTCGGCCCCAGCGAGGATGCGTGCCGCTGGTGCCCCTGTAACGGCCAGTGCCCCGCGCAGACCGAGAAGATCTTGGCGCTGGTCGAGTTCAGTGAGCTTGAGGCTCCGTTTGCTCCACCTGTGGCACTGACGCCAGAGCAGCGGTCGGCGGTACTGACCCACAAGAAGGCGATTGAGGGATGGCTGGATGCCCTGCACGAACAGGCGTTGGCCGATGCGCTGGCTGGTCGGCCAGTCCCTGGCTTCAAGGCCGTTGCTGGAAGGCGCGGATCACGGACCTGGCGTGACGGGGTAGAGCGGACCATCGTCGCGACACTAGGGGACGATGCCTACAAGTCGGCTCTGATCTCCCCAGCGCAGGCCGACAAGCTGATGCCCAAAGAGTTCGTGGCCGAACTGGTCGAGCAGGCCGAGGGGAAGCCGTGCCTGGTCCCTGAGTCCGACAAGCGCCAGCCGATCAACCTGTTGGCCGACATCCTCGCTGCGCTGCCCGCAGTGAGTCCGAAAGACCCTTGGGAATAGGCAACCCACACAACGAAACGACAACAAGACAGAAGGACTTTAAGACCATGAGTGAAAAGATCGACAACAACGTCACGCTGATCAATGTTAGGATTCTCTACCCGGAACTTTTCGTCCCCTCGCTGGGACTCAACCCGAAGCCTGATGACAAGCCGCAGTACAAGCTGACGGTGCTGCTCAACAAGGCCACCGATGGGAAGGAGATCGCGAAGGTCGGTGCGGTGATCAAGAAGATTGCTGCGGCGAAGTGGGGAGCCGATATCGCCATCCCGGCAGACCGTCAGCCGCTGAAGGACGGAGACAACCCTGACGCCAACGAGATGTACCGGGGGCACTGGTATATGCGCCTCAAGACGAACTACGCCCCGAACGTCTCCGACCGTCAGGGACGCCGCCTTCCCGACAACTCGCCCATCCCGGCTGGTGGCGACTACTGCGCGGTCACGATGTCCGTCGCGACGTATCCTGCCGGCCCCGGCTACAAGGACGGATTGACGGCGTATCTGGGCAACCAGGTCGTTTTCATGGCGAAGGGCGAGCCTCTCGGAGGCAACGCTGGTGTGAGCCTGGAGGACATCCTCTCGCAGCTGCCAGCGGTCCAAAATGAAGTAGGGGCTGGTGATCTCCCCTTCTGACCGCGATCCTTTTCCTTGGGAGGACGGTTTCGGCTGTCCTCCCAAGGGAGACTTTGCCCGGTGGCTTGAGAGTGAGCCTCCGTTTACGGGGTGGGTCCGAGTGATTCCCCCCGGTGGCGTTGCCGACCAGCGCAAGAAGAACAAGTCCGAATCGATATGAAGGAGACCAGGATGAAAAAAGCATTTCTCATAGACCTCGCCGTGGTGTTGGTCATCTCTGTCGGCGCAGCAGCTTTCGGGATCGCGATGCTGATCGCGATAGCAGACTGATGCTGGTCGAGGATTGTCCCCACTGCGGGAGCATCGTGATTGCCCGCGTTCTTCCTCCCGAAGCTGCTGCGGTTTGCTTGCCTAGCACGACCTGCACGCCGACGCTGATCAACGTCGTGTCCGGGCTTTATATGTCGATGGATGATCTGGCGCATCAGGCATGGACTTGCCTGGACTGCGGCGCAGCAGGGGCTGCGTCGTGAGCCGCGCCATAGAGCTCGACTCGTGCCCCAAGCACAAACGCGCCTCTTTCCGTGACATCCCCGACGGGACAGCACTCCGGACCATCGTCTGTCGGGACTGCGGCGACGTCCTTGGCTATGCCGCACACGGGGTCGTAGTCACGCTCTACCGAGAAACGAAAACGCGATCACACGAAGAGGACGAATCGCCATTCCCCGAGGTGCCGCGATGAACTCGACCAACCGAATCAACGCGATCCTTGCGGAGCACGGGCTTTCGGAAATGCAGCTCCAGCGGGAATGCGCGCCGGCCTTCGCACAGACCAGTATCAACCGTATCAAGAACGGGCATATCGCATCGCCCACGGTCGCTACGGCATGGCGAATAGTGCGTGGCCTGCGTGCCGCCACTGGCCAGCCCCTAACGTTTGAGGATGTGTTTCCAGAGGTGAAGCCATGAGACAGCAACTCGTCAAGCTCTGGTCAACGTGGGAGCCGTGCAAGCTGCACCGCAAGGTCATCGCCGCCGGCAGCATGGAGGCTATGCAGGCCGTGGCTCCAGGCTACCGCGAGCATGATCCCGAGGACTCGTATGTCCGGTACGGCTGGCGCGACACATGGCGGCACAAGGGGATGCTCTACACCATCGAGGACGCTCCGCACCCTGTCTCCAGCTACGACCCCTACGTTTGGATGACCCCCGAGCAGCGGGAAGCGGAGTTCTTCAACGCCCCCCTGCGCCCGCTGATTGCCAGCGGGGTGCTGAAGGCTGAGTACGAGTTCGGCTGCGGCCTGTGCGGCAACGAGACGCGCCAGACCAAGGACGGGCGGATCTTCTGCGAGGCGTGCCAGCCGAATGCGCAAGTCGCGGCGGAAGTGATCTCAACATTCATGGAGATATCCCAATGAACCAACTCATCGCCACCTTTACCGTGACCTTCTGCGTGTCCTTCGCGCTGCTGGTCTTCATCTGCTGGGTGCAGCTATGAGCGACACGAAGCAACTTGAGGCTCTGAGGGATGCAGCGAAGACGCGCATGGACAATTGCGGCCGCCGAGCCGAGGTCGTGCGCCGAGTCGCGAAGCAGTTGGGGCGCGTATGAGCCTCGATCTCTTTGCAGCGATCTTCTTCTCTGGGTTCTCCGTGGCTGCGCTTATGTCGAACGCCTTCGGCCCCGCCTCCCTGCCTGTCATCGCGGCGTCCTGCCTCCTGTCCGCAGCATACACCTGCTCGGTGCTGCTGTGAGCAACAACCAAATCTTTTCGTGCGGCTACGCGCTGGGCGTCTTTTTGACATTGCTCATCTTGAGCGGATGGGGGCACAAATGAGCTACGTCACCCACGAAGAACTGCGTAAGGTGCTGGAGGCGATGGGCGCGACAGGTAACGCCATGCTCGCCAGCGCCGTTGAACGCGCCATCGCCTCCCTCACCCCCGCGCCGAGCGAGGCGAAGTGCGAGGGGTTTGTGTGCCTTCACGGCTTTCCCGCGCCCGCCGATTGCTCGCAGATTTGTGACGGGCGTTGCGCTCGCGTTGTAGGCGCTCGCTGCGGTCTCCCCTTCCCAGCCCACCACAAGCCCGCTGCCGAGCCTGCGCCCGAGTACGCGGGCAGCGAGGTATTCCAGAGCCGCCAAGCGCAGGCACGCAGGATCAACGCCGCCCTCACCCCCGCGCCGACCACAGGATCGGCACACTGGGTGGATCACCTGTCCATCACCGCCGCCGAGGTGGCCCCCGTCCGCTTCGAGGATCGCGGCGGGACAATCTTCGATCACAAGACCGGACTTCAGTGGGAAAAGGCCACGGGCAATCGCATGACGTGGCAGCAGGCTATGGACCGTAAGCTCACGCTGGACGGTCATAGCGACTGGAGACTGCCGACGATCGAAGAACTGTTCAGCATCGTAGACTTTGAGCGGCATGATCCAGCGTGCGACCCCGTTTTTGCGGCGCAGTCGGACTTCTACTGGTCGTCCTCCACGTACCAGGGCACTCCGACGGGCGCGTGGTACGTGTACTTCAGCAGCGGGGACACGAACGCGCTCCTCAAGACGGGTGGCTACTACGTCCGTGCTGTTCGCGCCGGAAAGAGGAACTAAGATGCGCTTCACCGACAACCAAGACGGCACAATCACCGATACCGAGACTGGTCTAATGTGGCAGCAGGAGACAATGGAGAAGAAGGACTGGGACAATGCCATTCTTTCCTGCTCAGAACTCAATCTGGCGGGGCACAAGGACTGGAGACTGCCGACGATCGAAGAGCTGCTCAGCATCGTGGACTTTGAGCGGCATGATCCAGCGTGCGACCCTGTGTTTAAGGCGCAGTCGGGCTACTACCGGTCGTCCTCCACGGACGGTCCGACGGGCGCGTGGCTCGTGTACTTCTACATCGGGGGCGCGTTCGCGGGCACCAAGACGGGTGGCTACTACGTCCGTGCTGTTCGCGCCCGCTCGATGGTGGAGCAGCACGCGAGCGAGAGGGGAAAGGCGGTGGCGCTGCGCGAGGAGATTGGGCGAGCAGACGAGTTCGATGGGAGCGAGACGGTCGTATCGAAGACCATGTATGACTCCATGGCGAACCTCGCCATTGCCCGAGAAACACTGATCGCCGCGTTGCAGGCCGAGAATGCGAGGCTGGTTGATAACGAGGGTTTCATCAAAGGGATCAATGCCGCGCTGCTGCCATACCAGAAGCGGGCCTTGGACGCCGAGGCCGAACTCGCGGCAGTGGAGGGTCACCTGAGGGAGGCCAACTACTCGGAGGAGGCGATGGCGGAGGAGCGGGACGCGCTGCGCGAGGAGTTGAGACTTGCGAATGCCTCACTGACGGCAGCGAAGGCGGACGTAGAAGCGGTGTCCAAGTGAAGGCCGCGACGAGCGAGCGAGGAAGGGGAGGTGCAATCGTGACGAGGACGGTGCGGGAGATCGCGGAGGAGGCGGCGAAGGGCGAGCGCGCCACCGCCCGATGCGATGAAGAAGGGGAGGTGAAATGAAACCAACGCTATTTGTCGTCGCACTGGCGGCGGGGTTTACATGGGTGGCCTACACAACGATCCGTATATGGAGCGGGCTGTGAGCAATAATCAAATTTTTTCGTGTGGCTACGCACTGGGCGTCTTTCTGACACTGCTCGTCCTGAGCGGATGGGGTCATAAATGAGTTGCGTTTCGCTCGACCTTGGCACGACAACGGGATGGGCAATCAGTGGCGAGGGCATGGTCACGCAGACGGGGACTGTGAGCCTCAAGCCTGGCCGCTATGAAGGCGGGGGGATGCGTTTTCTTCGGTTCACGAAGTGGCTCGACGAGATGCACAACACCTACCGTATCGACGGGATCTACTTTGAGGAAGTCCGTAGGCACGCAGGCACCGATGCGGCGCACGTCTACGGGGGGCTGATGGCGACGCTGACTTCTTGGTGCGAACTGCACCACATCCCGTATGCCGCGATCCCCATTGGGTCGTGGAAGAAGTCGTTGACCGGGAAAGGCAACGCCTCAAAACAAATGGTGATTGACGAAGTCCGTGACCGGGGGTTCTCCCCCGAAGATGACAATGAAGCTGACGCGATCGGTGTCATGCTTTATGTGATGAAGGATCAACGATGAGCATTCTAGACAAGCGAAGGGGGACACATGGCGATCCGATGACCACAGCAATTGCGTTCTGTCCTGACAGCCCGTTGGAGTATCCGAAGGTCGGCATCCAGATCAAGCTGGCCAGGCTGAAGTCCGGCGGGCTACACATGGAACACATCGAAGACTTGATCGGATACTGCGACATGGCGTTGGTTTTCATTGCCGAAGGGGTCGCAGAGACTGGCGACATGACGGCTTTGAATCTGACCGCCCTGCGAGCAAGTGCCGAGATAGAGCGCGGTTGGCTTCAGCGTGGCCCGCGATGATTAAGGCGGGGAAGGCTTTTAGTGACCTGACCGTCCGATCCCGTGCCGGCGTATCTTCGCTAGGTGCCACGAGATGGCGGTGTCAGTGCGTCTGCCAGCGGATGGTCGTTGTCCAGGAATCCGACTTGTCCAGTGGACTGAGGAAGAACTGTGGATGTACCGCATCGCTCCAGCCCGACTATGTCAGGTGCTTGGACCGATACAGCCGGATTGCTCCAGGCGTTGCTAGGGAAATCGGCGTGACTACCGACCAACTGCTGGGTCCAGAGAAGACAAAGCCGATCATTGCAGCCAGGAGATATATCGTGGCCAATCTTCGGGCGATGAAATTCTCGCTCACCGTCATCGGACTTGCGACCAACCGCAACCACACCTCAATATCTAGAATGGCGCAATTCACCGAAGAAGAGACCATCGCCGATCTCGACAAGTACGCACGCACATCGGCTTACAAGAACATTCAATCTTGCGATAGGCAACGCGGCTATGAAAGCTACCGGCAGCGTTTCAACCGCGTCCGCCTCGCCATGATGAGCGACGAGATGACCCCAATACAGCGCGCCACGCTATGGCGCGAGACCTGTCGGATTATCTGGCCATATAACTGGAAAGACCAGTTTGCCCAGTACCCACATGGAGTGGACCAGCCATGACAAGGCAACAATTTCTTACGCTACCTGACGTAGCGACCAGACGGGACTTGCCCCGTGGAGGCTATGGGAGGCAGATCTGTAATCTGCTCGTCGCACAGGTATGGCTAGCGGTCGAAGACGCCAGCAACCTGGCCCAGCGCAAGCTCCCGAAGGGCGCGTCATGGGACCGCAAGCGGGGGCCTGACGGTCTCGATCGGATGCTGGACCAGTTTGAGATCGAGCTGCGAGAGTGGGTCGCCGACGACAGCCCCGCTGGACTGCGGGGAGTCTGCGAGGCGGTGGAGTTTTACTCAATGGCCAGGTTCTCCACGACCGAGTTCGCCGGCCTTATCCTCGACACGCTAGACGGGACTCGCGAGCCGATGCGCGAAGTGAGGCGGAACTACGTCCTGGCGGAGCCGAAGACCATGCAGGCGGCGCCGACCGGACACAGGCTTACGCGGATGTTCGGAGGGCAGGCGGCGTGACTCAGGATTGAGACAGCCGCATCTTGATGCGGTCGCGCAGCCAGCCGGCCACTGTGAAACCTGCGACCCTTGCCGCCTCATCCGCTGCGACACCATCGGCCTCGGGTGAGCCTGCAAGGACTGGGGCTAGGCCACCGGCTCGATGTCCCTGATCCCCAAGACCCTGTCCGTGGGATACCGGGCGATGCTCACGGAGTCGGACTGGTTCCCGCCGAGGACTTCCACCTGATCCCCGACGTACCGCACGAAGAAGGCCACATGGCCAGGTGCCGTGAGCACGTCGGGTCCGGGCTGCGGACCCGCACCCCGCTTGAGCACCACCACATGAAACCCACATCGGGCCTTGTCCAAAGGGACACCGCGCCCCACCTTGAGCCAAGACCGTGCCGACAGGCTCTTGCTCCGGGGGATATCTAGAAGCCACGCAACGAAGTTCACAAACCCACTACACCAAGGGGTAGCAGAATCGTCGGTAGGCCATGCCCCATCGAGCTGGAGCATGGCCAGGATTACCGGATTGGACTTCATTCCAGGCACCTCCTTGATGCCCGAAAAGCGAGTCGCTACGTCGCACGCCGTGATGTTCACAGGCCCAGCTTCGCTCCGTCGCTGATTTGGTTGAGGATAAGGTTACCGATCGGGTTCACGATCGCCATCGTCTCGCCGGGAATCACGCCCTGCGCCCCGAGGATCGACGCGGCCCCAAAGCCGAGCGTCAGAAGGTTCCACCAGAATCGTTTACTGAGCCAAAAGGGTTTGTTTGTTCTTACGTCCATTGTCGTTGTCTCCTTGTTTTGTTTTGTTGATCAGTACTCGTCGCCTATACCCAGCTTCGTTTCTACCCTAACCATTCGCTCGCGTATATGCCCGATGTCGCGTCGGGTGTTCCGTGCTTCTTCGGTCCCCTCCCTGACGTCCTTTCTGAGCCGCCGAAACGACTCGTAGACCATTCCGACCGTAGCCAGCGACGTTGCTATCGCCACCCATCCTTCAGGCGATGCCGGTGCCGCGATGACCACCGGCCCGACCTGCGCGAGTGCGATTGCTGCGAACGTCTGGACACCAAGCGCGAGGACTACCGAGAGTGTGAACCTGATTGCCATGCTTATTTTTCCTTTGCCTCGCGGCTACTAGCTGACCGTGTCCAGCATCGCGGCCCGCTTCGCGTCCAGGTCCGCGACCTGTGCCGCCACTGCTTCTTTGGCAAGAACAGTTAGCTCCTCAACCCTCAGCCGCCGCTCTGAGTCGGGCATGACGCAGAAGGCCACCAGAGTCTCGAAGTCGGTGTTCGCGGTGATCCACGCTCGGACCAGTGCTTTCTGTTTATCTGTCAGGATGAAGTCTTCCATGTTGCCTCCTAGTGAGTCTCACCAACTCTCGACAATAATCATAGGCTTACCACC